GGATCTGGAACTACTGAAGCAGTTGTATCAACTACAGGTTGGACATTAGATACAACAAAGGACACTTTAGATGTAACTGCTCATGGAGCAACATCAAGAAGTTTTGTTGGTGGATTAATTTCTGCGTCTGGTACTGTTGATTTTTTATATACAGCAGCTAGTGGTAATGAGACTGCAAACTTATTAGCAGATGTTTTAACAACAGAAGATGCTGGTGATGCACAGTTTGAATTATTTTTAAGTACCGCTGGTAGTGCAAAAGTAAGTTTTAGTGGCATTGTCACAGGAACAAGTCTATCTGCGACAACAGGTGATCTTGAAACTGTAAGTGTCAGCTTTATCTCTTCTGGTGCTATTACTAACGCTGCATAATGCCTAAAGGATCTTACTCATCGAAGCAACGCAAACTTGCTGCGGTTGCTCCTCCGAGAGATAAGATTACGGCTGCTGATCTTAAAAAACTTAATGCTAAAAAGAAAAAGAGGAAAAAGACGTATGAGAGCAGGAGATTCATTTACGGAAGCACATAAAAAAGCAAAGGCAAAGGTAGGAAGATAATGCCTAGAAAGAAAGGAGTCAGTTTAACTTTAGGAAGAGGTGAAAAGTCTAGGAAAGGTGGGCTGACTGCTAAAGGACGAAGAAAATATAACAGAGCTACAGGAAGTAATTTACAAGCACCAGTTACTAAAAAGAGTGGATTAACTGAATCAGAAAAAAGAAGAAGAAAAAGTTTTTGTTCTAGGATGGAAGGCATGAAAAGAAAGATGACTAATATTAAAAAGAAAAATGATCCTGATAGCAGAATAAATAAAGCATTAAAAAGATGGAGGTGCTAATCAATGACTTATTCAATTCCTGGTGACATTAG